TTCTTTCTGTTGTTGACCAATTCTTTCAATCCAACAAATGCGCCACCTGCAATGAATAATATGTTTTTAGTGTTGATTTCTAACATGTCGCCACCGGGATGTTTTCTACCACCGCTAGCTGGAATACGACAAATTGTACCTTCGACTAATTTAAGCAACGCTTGCTGTACGCCCTCGCCACTAACATCACGTGTGATACTTGCAGACTCACCTTTACGTGCAATCTTGTCAATTTCATCAACAAAAACAATGCCACGTTCTGCTAGATTCTTATCGCCACTTGCGGCATTGACCAACATACTAATCATTGACTCAACATCATCACCTACATAACCTGCTTCGGTGATACTAGTAGCATCGGCAACAACAAATGGTACTTCTAAGTATTTTGCTACAGTCTTAGCAAGCAATGTTTTACCGGATCCAGTTGGACCAATCAATAACACGTTGCCTTTAGAGATTTCTAAATCTTTAGGTGGTTTGTTGATACGCTTATAGTGATTAGCGATAGCAACGCTTAATACACTTTTAGCACTGTCCTGTCCAATAACATGTTCATCTAAGAATGCTTTGATAGATTCTGGGTCGTATGAAATATCATGTGCATCTGGTTTAACGAATTCCTCGTCCTCCATTAGTTTGGTGCACAAGTCGATGCAATCACTGCATATGGCTACATTATCGCTCACAATCAGTTTCTTTACATTATCTTTGTGGTTATCACAAAACGAACAGTGGTCTAATTTTTCTAGTGTCATAGATTTATACTTATCTTTTTTATTTGTTACAGACAACTTTCATGGGCGACTACAGACAAGTCGATTCTTTCCGCATCACGCAATACAGTAGGCATGTTGTTTAGTTCGATTTTAATTATATTCTTTTCTACTTGATTGCCATAGACAATTAGGTCATATCCAGCATCAAAGAATGCCTTTTGTTTCCCTGCAATACTATCAGGCACATAGCAATTTTTATACAGTAATTGATTCCTACCTGTAATCTTTACTTGTATTCTAGGTGGGTTGTGCAAGAATGTATCTTTCAATGCTTGTGTGATTAATACATCGTTGAACTTATAACTAGACTTTTTACCTAGAACCCAGTCCTTAGGGTCCTTGGCCATAACAATGATATTACCTGGACTAGGTTTAAATAATCCATTGCTACCATCTTGTAGTACAGATAATGTATCATTCAACGCACTGATATAATTATAGTTCCATTTGATTTCTAAAGGAATTTCTAATATAGGGTTGCGATAGATATCTACTGCAAGTTTGTGTACACCTTGTGTGACAATAAAGGCTTTAGCAGGATAGTCACGAATTATGTTGACTAGTAACGCATCACCTTTATTTTTATACCCCATATAAGTTTCATACTGTATATGGTGTTTGTTATCTACTACGTGAGGTTGTGATCCTGTGCCCAAGATTCTATCAGCAATTTTATTTGAGGATACATCAACGTCCAGGACTACATGAACAGTATTATCAACTTTGAATGTGTTGATTACCTTGAAATTAGAAACGTATGCAGAACTATAAACCAATAATTCATTCTTAACCAGTTTATAGTTACTTACATCACGTTCATTGACTACGATAGTACCAGCTTCGTATTCAATTGCGGTTCTGAAGGCATTGTTCTTTGCTTCCTCGAACGTACTACCTTCACCATTTACTTGAATAGCATTTGCTAGAGGTGCTAAAAACAATAGCACCAGTAGAAGTTTTTTCATTATTGACCAGAGATAAGACCACGAACTTTCTTCAAATCTTCACTATCACGCTTGTTCCAAACGATAGTGCAGGCAATAGTCTTATCATCAACCAGATGTGTTTCTTTGATACTGAAACCAACAAGCTTGCCTTGACTATTTGTTGTAGTAGTGCGTACTGTTTCAATGTCAGAGTTAATCAGTGCTTCACGGATACTGTAGTTAGTATCCTTTTCAGCATCATCACTTGCCATGTCAACATCCTGACCTAGTTCAGTCTTAGACTTGACACGGTCTTTTTGATTTTCGTTTTGTTTATTCTTGGTACGTGATGTGCGGCTGTCAGTGACATTTGTACCGAACACATATCCTACAATGTTTGCACGTGCATTGTCACATGCAAGTAGTGTGGTTGATTTTTGTAGCAAACGTGTTGCACCAACTGAAGGCTGTACACCTACAGCTTCGATAGATTCGATTGTGCATTTATCACGTTGAATCCAACCACAACTTTTGTCAATCTTAATACGTTCACCGGGAACTTTTGTACTAAATGACTGTGAAGTGATAGTTGGGATTTCGCCTTTGCCTGTTGTTGAACAGCCTGCGATTGCTAAGACAACACACAGTAAGGATGCGATTTTGAGATTCATGGAATACTCCGATTTAGTTAATATGTTCATATTATACACTAAATCGGAATATAGGTCAATTACTTTTGGTTCAGTTTATTGATCTTTATGTAATCTTCAATTTGGGCACGTTCATCATCAGTTAATAGTTCTGGGTCGTATTGACCCTTTTCTATAGCACTGATAAGGTACTCAAGGTATTTGGTATTGTACAAATATGTGCTTGATGTCTCTTTGTTGCTTTCGATCCATCTTGTACCATCAAACTTGAAAACCTTATTGGGTAGTGTGTCAACACGGGTGAATACATCACCGCGATTCGCAGAATCCGGGAACTTAGTTCCAAAACTACTATTGACTTCCTTACCATGGTCAACGCTAGCTAGGAACAGTTCAGGATGCAAACTACGTAATACATCTTTCTTCATGTGTCCACCGTTGTAAGACACATAATCACCTGCTAATTCCTTATAAGGTAACGGGTTGACTACCTTCATTGAAGTGTCTATTTCAGGTGTAGTATCAACAACTGGTTCTACTTTCTTGACCTTAGGCTTACGCTTCTTCTTTGGCTTTTCTTCAACTACTTCTGGTTCAGGTTTATAAACCATTGGCTCAACATTTTTGAAATGGTCAAACCCAGCCAATAAGTATGGATGTTGTTCAAAGACTGATTTTTCTGGTTCACGAACGATGGGTTCTGGTTCAGGTAATTGTTCTTCAACAATAGGTTCTTCTACAGTTTTCTCGTCATGATCCTTAGGATGTTCACCGAGGTCAACAAACTTCATAGGCTCTTTGACTGACTCTTGTATCTGTTCAAGTTGTTCATCAGTTAAAGGACCATCATCTTGTTCATACTTTGGTTCTTCAACTGGTTCTGGATCTTCTTTATCCCACTCTTTACTTGCGTTAGCGGCAAGAACAAGAGCAATAGCAAGAGGGTCAAAGACTGCGACTAATAGAATAATAACCCAACGTACTGCACTTTCAAGTAAATTGCTGTCAGGGTTATCTCCATAAATCAATGCGGCAATGTATTTGATAGGCCCGACTTCGGCTTCTACTTTACGATTTTCTGCGGCAATAGGAGCACGTTCTTCATTTAGTTTAGCAATTTCTTTTTGTGCATCACCAATTTCTTTTTGTAGCTTAGTACGTTCGCCTGCCTGTTGTCTACGAATAGCAACCGCACGTTCTGCACCATTTTCGCTGTCACCTCTAGTCAATCGTGCATCAACTTGTGCGTCCATTTGTTGTAGTGCTTTACGTGCCACTTCAATGTTATCACGTTGGGTCTTAATCTTTTCATCGTACAATGATAACTTGGCTTGTACATCACCTGATGTAACACCTTGATCCATGTGTGCTTTAGATAAGAATCCAAAGATACCCATGCTTGTGAGTAATGCCAGTGCAATAACAGCGGGAACTAGGTACAGTTTCAGTACCCAACTAGCACGATGCCAGTACTTGCGTAACCAAACTGTTGTGGTGATCTTGCCTACTTCGAGGATACCACCCATGATGATAACAGGAATAACCGCGCCTGCAAAGATAGCGGTTAAACCGATAATACTATAATAGGCCGCTACTGTGCTTAGTGACAGTGCGACCAATAATGTCATATTTGAAAATGATAGAAATTTTAGGCGCATCTAATATTTAGTTATTGTGTGTCCCATAAAACTATACATAAAAGTATATGTTACGGGAATAGGTGACCATAGTGTTCTTTAAACTGCTCCCATTCAAGCAAGAACCTAGCAGGAATACCAGGACCATTCTGCACAGAATAAGTTACCCAGTATTGTTCCTCGTCACGGCGTTTGATTTGCATGATGGTAATGCTATTACCATCATCAAACGTATATGATTTACCTACATATTGTTGTAGTTCTTGTGGAATCACTCGTCGTCCTCTTCAAGCATAGCATTAAGTTCTGCCATACGTTTCTTTCGTTCTTCTTCCTCTACTTTACCGTAATCTGTTAATTCAGTCGGGCTTTCACAATAAGGACAGACCTTTGTTGCTTCTTCGATAAAATCATCGGTAGTGTGTTCTTCTGGCCAATGCCAATCAGCTTCGTAGCTTTGACCTGTCCATTTGCATTTGGTACACTTATGAGTGTGTTCCGGCTCTGGGTCAGGCGTATGCCAACTATCTTCATCACCTAGCTCATATGTAATTTCGTAACCACCTTTACGGTCAGTCCACCAGTCATCATACTGACGATCCCATTCAATGTCAACACCTTCGTTGTAGGCATCGTCAATGATTTCTTCTACAGAGATATCGCCTTCTTCGATTTGACGCATCTTTTCGGCAATCTCGTCCTCATCCAGATCAGGATAAATTTCTGCTAGAATTTCTTCTGTCAACTCATATGCGAATTGAGCATCAACTTGATGCCATTCATGTTTAACGATTGTTACCATTTTGCGCCTCCTTAGCGTTTTTATAAATCTTACTTATCACTCTACAAATTGGCTGAATGATAAAGATACCCCAGAATACTCCAGTGACAAACATTGAGAATTCATTTAGTGTCATCATTTTCTTACTTTGCTTTACGATGCCCAAACCAATAGCCTGCGTAGAAAGCAATGCTAACTACGCAAGCAAGTCCTGTAAGCATTAGAATGTTAAGGACTAGCATTTAATTAATCCCAGCTTGAACTAGAGGAGCTAGAACTAGAGCTAGAACTGTCCCAACTAGATGAACTGTCAGAGCTAGAGCTAGACCAGCTAGAGCTACTACGGCTAGAACTGTCATCGTCCCATGAGCTAGAACGTGAGCTAGAGCTAGGAGTATCATCCCAACTAGAACTACGTGAGCTAGAACTTGTGCTTGAAGTATCGTCCCAAGACGAACTACGACTTGCGGGCACTTCACGCACAACCTCACGTTCAATCACTCGGGTAGTTTCATGGTCATGATGATGTGAACCACCAAGCATGTTGCCGACAAGCATACCAGTTACAAAGTCACCGGTGCCAGAACCGTTGTTTACAACCGTAGTAGTCGGTGCGGGCTGGTTGTATACCATACGTGCGCGGCGTGCTTCATCTTCTGCCGCTTCTGCGCGGAGACGTTGCATACGTGCTTCTGCCTTCAGTTGTTCCGCTTCATCGGCTTCCTTCTTCAATTCTGCCTTAGTCTTTTTCTTTGCAGGAGGGGTTTCTTGCACAGCTTGAGTTTGTTCAGCCTGTTTACGCAGTGTTTCACGTGCAAAATCTTCCTGACGTTCACGTTGTTGGCGAAGTGCCTCACGCTCGGCTTCTGCTTTGCGTTCGGCTTCTGCTTTGCGTTCAGCCTCTGCTTCCTCATCCTTCTTGCGGTTGTACATGACATAGACAAATGCACCTGCACCAGCAAATAGGATGAATCCAATCATAAAGTCACGCCAGAAGTGACTTTCTTCAATAGCCTCAATCTTTTTGACTTGCGGGGTGATTGCTTGTTTCAGACTTTCCACGCTAGAAGCCGGGGCAAAGTCGAGAGTTGGGTTCAGACCTGTAGCGATATCAAGAGCCTTCTTTGCCTTTTCTTGATTGCCTAGCCCTGCTTGTGCTTGTGCCATTGCGTAGAATGCTTTGGCAGATTTGGGGTGATTGCGAATGATTTCCTCAAGGCCCTTTTCTGCGGCTGAGTAATTTTGTTGTTGGATCAAAGTTTGGATTTGATCGAATGACGCCTCGGCATGAGCCACAAGACTTGCGACACCGAAAGCAATAGCAACTAGAACCTTTTTCATAAACACTCCATGAGTTGATTGATACATCAATTATATAGGAAAAGCGGTTTATTGTCAACCGCTTTTCGTGTAGTACTATCGTATTACTTTCCGATTTGCATCAGTGTCTTGGTATCGCCACCTAGCATAGTAGTCGGAAGTTGACCATTCCACTTTTCAATCCATTGCAGTTGAACGTATTGTTGACCACCATTAGATTGAATAGCTTGTGCCTGAATTGCGATAGCTTTAGCTTCACCTTCAGCTTGTGCGATACGTGACTTGGCTTCAACTTCAATACGTTGCAGGTCTTGTTCAGCCTTCAGTTTCGCTTGAGTAGCGATAACCTTTTGTTCAATAGCCTTTTGATATTCAGCACTGAAACCAAAGTTGACCAAACTCACGTTGTTGATAGAGATATCGAACGGTGCGACCTTAGTACTGATATGTGTAGTGATAGCTTGGCTAACTTCATCACGTTTGGTAATCAGTTCCTCACTATTGTACTTTGCAGTCACAGCCTTGAATGCTTCGTTGATTGCTGGACCAAGAACCTTGCTATCTACGTCAAGACCAAACTCTTTGTAGATGTGCGGGACTTTAGGACCGCTCAGACGATAACCAACTACAATATCAGTGTGAACTTGTTGCAAGTCTTTAGTGCCTGCACTTGCACCCTTCAATTCAGCACGTTGCAAACGAACATCAACTTCCTTGACACTTGAGATAGGGTTGACAAAGTGAACACCTTCATTCAGTGTATTGGGATTAACTTCACCCAGTGTAACTTGCACACCAACATGACCTGCTGAAACGACAGTGAATGCCTCAATCATACAGACAACAATGGGTAGTGCGATTGCAATTGGGGTTGCGATTGCCTTCTGCTTGAAAGCGATACCTGCCACTGCAAGTAGTACAGCAACTAGGATACTAAGAGTGATAAAAAACATGAAAACTCCTTTAAGGATTAAAAAATTGAGAATTGTAGTGTAGCATTGACACGATTAAATGTCAAGTGGTTTAACTTTTTAGAATGTCAACCATTTGTTGCTTGTGGTTTTTGATATACGTTTGTGCCACTCGGATCATGAATTCAGCATGTTCCAAACTTGATGGAATTACAACCTTCTCACCTCGTTCAAGTTCTGCCAATAAGGCAATTTTTTCAGTGTCAGAGTAGGGAATCATCCTTCAATTCCAAAATGTTGTTTAATCTCGTCGGCGGCATTCACTGTAGTAGAGCCACCGTCATAATCTTGATTGATATCCTGAACAACATCAATGCATTCTTGAATGACCAAAGATGCAAGTGTTTCGTTGAACACTTCTTGTTTTTCTATCTCAGTGATTTCATCACTGGTGCGATTGGTTTTGTTACAAAGGATAGCAATCAAATATTGACTACGATTTTTTGCGCGGGCCTCAAGTTCTTTAATTTTCTCGTTCATTTGTCATCCCTAAAGCGAACAAAGCGAGGGAAACGCAGACTGTAGGTACCATCTTGGTTTTGTGTAATCACATCACACATGACCTCAGCAGTGCGACCAATGATATACTGGCTATCACGCCAATAGTTATCTCGGTCAGCGTCACTAAAACCACTACCAACGTTGACTGAAATTTCTTTTCCGTCATCCATACCTGCACAAACAAGTGCTCCCAGGCGTCCGACATTACGTCCAGTACCTTCTTCAACACCGACAACCTCCAAGTCTACAGTGATAACCGGCTTCCATTTCATCCAGTCTGTACTACGCTTGCAGATGTAGGGAGCACCCATGTCTTTAATCATAATGCCTTCGAACCCTGCATTCACATTGTCCTTAGCATAGCGATCCAATTGGTCACGACCTGCCGCTGTGTCAAGGTCGACCATGATGTGAGGGAGTAGTTCAACGTTTGCCATTTCGTCAACGACTGGACGCATAGCATCCAAGATTGCGATACGCTTAGTCAACTGAGCATTCCAATGACCTCGACGGAAGTCTGTGAGGGGGATAATGTCAAACACGTTAAAGACACTATCCTCTGCCTGAACATCAGTCTTACGGCGAGCCTGTCGCATGAGTTCTTGGAAACTATTGCCCATGACCTCGCCGTCAAGCACAAAGCCATCAACAAGGCTACGACCCTGATCCACTTTAGCACACGCACGAACCAACTTGGTAAAGTTTTCGTGAATTTGCTTTTCAATGTGATAGAAATTGTCAAACTGTTTGCCGTTACGGCTGAAACAGATTGTAGTAATCTCGCCCGTGTCGCTGGGAATGACCATCAACAGACAACGAACACCATCCAGTTTAGGTTCGAGGCGTTTCTTACCCTTCATTTCAGGGCGACCTTCACTACTGGTCGCAAGTTGACAACCGAACACAGGAATCTCGTATTCAGTTTTCTTACAAATTTTGTTGATTGTCTTGTCAGAAATACCTGCACGAAGGTCTCGGCGAATGACAGGAGCACAGAAATTATTCCACTCGTCAGTATTGAAACGCTCGGACATGTTATCAATAGCAGTGAGTGCGGCATTGCCGGTAAGTTCACGCTTACTGAGTTTAATCAGCAATTCATTGAATTCACTCCAGGGATTTTCTGCATCAACAATACCAACGGTGTCAGGTACCTTGCGTACCCCGAATGTGACGAACGGATTGTAACAGGCTTTAGTCAAGCCCAAGAACATTTGTGCATTAATGCTACCGAGTGTTGCGGCTTCTAGGGCCTGCTTGAGGACATCCTCTTTGTGCAAACGACTATCAGATTCATTCAGCTTTTTGATCCAAGATGCAGACATGTGATTCCTTAACAATTTATATGACTATTATAGCAGGAAATGGATTTATTGTCAACCGACAACATGATACTGGGAAAATGGGTAAGTTTCAATCAGCCACTCTAGCATTTCCTCGCTGTAAGGTAGTCTGATTGAATCGTATTTGTTTGTGATATATTTTACAGCCACGTTAAACTAAACCATTCGAAATTTTTATGGACGCTGAATCCATAACCATGTATGGTGCTGGATTCATGTAGAGCATCTACATTGTTTTTTTGCATCCAAGACCACATTTGTATAAGTTCATCAAACGTTTTGACAAAATAATGATTATCAGGATAACCTCTAACTTGATAGACTTTCATTACCAACTCGAATTATAAAACACTTTGCGTTTCAAAAACAATTCTGCCTTAGCGTTGACACAGAATTCTAGGTCTTTCTCATAATAGTAGTCATCACTGGGCTTTCCAAAAAAGAATCCTTCAGTATCTAAACCAGCGACAACGCCTGACTTGATATCTTTCTCAAGGTTATCAATATCATCCCAAGTCAATTCAATTTCTACACCGTTGAATGTACTATATTGAACACCCTTTTTCTCGGCAAGTTTTTCCATCCAACCTTGAAGGTTAGGATGCTTGCGCCAGTATGCAATTTCTTGATGGTTATCATAATCATCGTTTGCTTTACTAGCAATATATGCGTATTGATCCAGTCCCATATTAACCTCCAAATCCTACACAAGATTCAAACACTTCAATGAGTTCTTCATCGCTCATAGTGTCAAGATCATCAGGATCGGTGATGTTGTCTTCCTCGTCACAATCAAAGTAACGCGGAATGCCATAGCCGTTAGAATCACGGACAAAATTTTTCAATCGTTCAATAACAAGTTGACGCATTTGCATTTTTATTTCCCACAGAGTTTAACAATCTCGTCAACAGTCTTGTTGGACTGTGCGAATGTAGTTCGGCATTCTGCCTTAACTTTAGATTCGTATGCTCCTGCCGCAAACATACCAATCATTATAGCGGCCCATGCAATAAGTAACCATTTCATTTCCATTTACTTCACCTGTTCTTGTGACACTTCTTTGACTTTGTTCACGCCATTGTCTAGCATACGTGCGATGCCACTAAAGCCCACAGTTGCGACAACGATACCAAGAATAAAACCAACAAACAATTTAAACATTACAATACCTTTACACGGTTGAGTTGAGTTGAATTATCACGTTGACCTTTGACAGTGCCTGTGATAGTGAGGAATGTGCCAATGTCAAAACTTTCTTTGCTAGCAAAGAACACGACTTGATCCTCACTATTGATACCAGTGATATACCAAGTGTTCCACTTTTGAGACCAGACAGACTTGAGAACCTCAATGTTCAATGTGACCTTCTCACCGATATCACCAACACTGCCACCACGTGCAAAGTTAATACGGCGTACAACATCATCACGCTTGGCAGACTTTTCGTAGGTAGCAGGAAGACTTGCGATAATTGCAAGTTCAAGTTTGGTCTTGATTTCAGACTTACATGCGGCGTCATATGCACCCTTCATGAACTCTGACAGTTGCTTGCCTTCAATCATTTTGAAGGTCAAACCCATAAAGTAGCGGCGCATTGCCTCGCTTGCATCACGGCTTTCTTGTGTAATCTGAGTAGTATCAGCCAACAATTCCTCAACAATCATACGATTGGTCTTGTGATTGGGAACATCGGGCATGATAGCTTTGATGTATTGCTTACCGTTAGCAATGTATGCTTGCCAACTCGCGGCCCACACATCTTCGGCTTTGTAGTTCAGTGATGCTGGCATGTACTTTTTCGTAGGAGCACGATAGGCGTAGGGATTACGATATTCAAAATCGTCATCAGCTTGACCCATACGCTTAATAGCCATGTCGCTCATGTTAGAAACGTCAACAAAACCAGGCATCACAAATCCTTTCAATCAATACACGTATTATACGCCCAAACTGATTTATTGTCAACCGTCAATGTCAAAACGGTCAGCATCCATAACTTTGGCAAGTCGCTGAGCCAACAGCATAGCGTGGCTATAGCTGTCAGACTTGATTTCCACAGTCATAGAGGCCTCGTCATCAGTGCCCATGAAGTTGTCCAGATTTGTAAACAACAGTGTTACTTTGTACGATTTCATTAGTTGCTCCAAAAAGATTCGCTAGAAGGAGAGCAGAAATACGGGGTGTCGTAACGCTCCTCATACTCCTTACCGGTCATCATGTTCTTGCGGGTCACGAAAGTCTCGTGGATCACGAAACTGTAACCGTCTTTGGCAAACCAAGAAGTCTG